TTTGTTGCTAACAGCTTTCAGGGGCTATGCCGCATCTACTGAACAAACAAACGCGATCCGAAAACTAGAACAAAAAATTAATCCTTATGTTCTTGCAGAATTTGCAAACAACTTTTCCATTAACGGCTCCCTGGTTCCAATGGCGGACAAATCTCTGGATTATCTTTTTCAGTTTTCAAACGATGGACAAGAAGACCGGCTCTAGAATACAATTACAAAAGCTTGCCGACTCAGATGGAAGACTCTGTTGAACCCAGGGAATTTGAGCTTCCTTTGGAGTTGCAATTTTCCATGCGTAAAGCTGAGCTTGCAGCTGAAGAGATGACATGGGATGAACTGCGTAGCGCTCTTCTCAACCTGTACTATCGCAGGTTGATGGAATGGGAAGCTATTAAAACCATCCTTGATAAGGAAAATATTTTTCTTCAATTTGACGTTCCAACCGACTTGGAGCTAGATGATCTTGCCGTCGCCTGTATGGAAGAAGATGACGACGGCGAAGACTTGGTGGCTCCTTTTTAAACGTAGTTGCGCTCTAGGTGATCAATTAAACGATTAAGATACCAACGCGCTTTTTTTGCGTCCTGGAGCATATTGCCTTTATACCAAATACGTAATAGATATTTAAGGGTTTGCCACAGCAAGCCGCCAGAGATTGGGTCAGGGGCGTCCTCTACTGCCTGCTCTAAGATGTCAATGACTTCCACCTTGCCTGCTGTGTAATGCTCAGGATGGTTCACTGGATCCCCCTTTGGAGCCACAGACAAATGATCTGTTACTGCCCAGGGTACTGGGCAAATTCCCTCAACGCATCCTAACGATACGTTGGATTCAAGTTCACCATTAATTTTTTCCCTGTCGGAATAGTACCCGGATACTGCCCCGCTTCCTCCATCGACGGAATAGAACCAGTCACGCCGGGCCTCTTGCCCTCCAACGCTAAATTCGTTCTGGGATTGTCGTCCTGACATAGTGTTAAACCACGGTTATATTGATCATACAGCGGAACGTCAGCCTTTGCGGTGGCCAAGGGCGCACCAAAATCACAACAGCACGCCATTCGTTTTTGCAGTTCATCATCACTAGTAATGAATTGATTTAAAAAATCGTCCGGATCAGTGGCGTACATTGCAATATTTGATGCATAGGTTCTATCAATTAAAATATTATCATGGGAAAATTTAACGCCTCAGAACAAAACTTTAAAGGTGGTAAAGCTTTTGTAAAACAAAGCTATGACCCCACTTCTCATGGTGGATCTTCTGCAGCAGCTACCGATGATTTACGCCCAGGTAGTGCTTATACAGTTGACACCAGAAACCTTGATAAATCTGAAAAACAAACAGCAGAAAAAGCCAACACTAGCAACGAAGTAGGAGAAGCTAGAGCGCAAAAATTTTTAGCAGCTGCTAGGGCTTCTGGAAGATTTAGGCAAGCCGCACTGCATGATGAGCCTGGCATTAGAGGAAAAACTCCTCGTACAGAAGCAAATATTAAAGGAACAAATGTGCCAACCTTAGGAGACAAGATTGGTGTTACAGGCAGCACAAACTATGCACAAAAACCAGGCGGATCTTCTGGTACTTTTAAGGGTTTTTAAACCTATTGATAGTTTGCTTCTTCTGTTTCTAATGCTTCTAAGATTTGCCTAAAAGGTTCTTCAAGCATGTTTAATACCCACTGAATATTGTCTGAACGATAACACATTAATTTATCGCTCAGCTCATTATTATCTAGCTCAATAACATTTTCATAAATAATCTCTAAAGCATTAAGCCGTTCTTGGAGATCATTAAAAGAAACTTTAGTCATGGTTTGGAAAATACAATTTCTTTCTTTTGGTCTTGATATTTACCCTTTCGATCTTGATAGGATACCTCGCAGGGGTATCCACGATAAAACAAAAGTTGTGTAATGCCTTCGTCAGCGTAAATACGATTGAACAAACCAGTGCAATTGCTTATTTCTAACGTAAGGTAGCCTTCCCACTCAGCTTCGGCTGGTGTAATATTTACCAAGATTCCTGATCGTGCATATGTTGATTTACCTACGGCAACAACAGTAACATCCCTTGGAAGTTTAATGCGTTCTTGAGCGATACCAAGGCAGTATCCATATGGCGGCAAAATAAAATATTGGCCTTTCTCGTCTTCCAGTAACTCTGCATTTGTCAGGATATCTGTATCAAAATCTTTAGGATCACAATCACCTTTTTGAATACGTCCAAAAATTAAACATTGCTTAGGTGATAAGCGAATGTCATATCCATATGAGCTGAGGCCATAGCTTAAAACGCGACGTCCATCTACTTCACTGATTAGCTTATCCTGGAAAGGACTAATCATTTCTTTTTGTAACGCCAGTGCTTTGATTTCGCGGTCGCAAAGGATGGTCATTGTTAATTCCGTTTGTCTTTAGTTTACAAGACTAGCAAACGACTCGGCCTTTTTCTCCGTAAATATTGATAAATCTTTCGGTTGCGTAGCCAGTGTTTTGTTTGGGTTGCAAGTACACGACAAAACATGTGCCAGTTTTATGGGTGTCCATGCCTTCACTTGAATTCATTTTAAGAATAGGAGGAGTCTTTAGAAAACAAATGGGAAAGTCAAAAATTCGCTGGTCATAACGAAGCATGTCTGTACAGTTTGTAAAGTACACGGCTTCGGTTACCACATCTGCTACCCATAGTTTGTAAAGTTTTTTAAACCAAACAGAATGAGAAGAGATTAGCGAGGGTGATGATGCACGCGTAAGTTTCCATTTATCTAACTCTTTGTTAAAAAAATAAGCCCCACTTGGTGGAAACAGATACACTTTTCCTGCCCACTCTTGGACGTTTAATCCGTCATCCTGTGGTGTATAGATTTTATCGGCACCAACAAATTCATTTGCAACTTTTGAACTAGCTGGATCTAGGTCAATGTTTCCCATAAGAGAATGTACTGAACAAACAAGGTCCGTATTAGTAATTAGCTCACGGTCTTCAACTTTATTGCGAAAGGGTTTTCCCATCAGCTTTCAGACTGCTGGTTATAGTCTATTTCCAAATAGCGAATGCCCTCATCATCGTTAATAAGGTAACCAGCTTTTTCTTCTGGGTTAATTTTTTGTGCGGCTCCCAGGATACGTCTGAATGTCTCAGCTAAATCTCCGTTATTTTCTTGCTCACACGTTTCTTCTGCAGAGTGAAGCTCTTTAAGCGTAAGAAAAAACATTGAACGGTCCTGGTTGGACGGTTGAAAACACATTACACCAGGCCCCTCTGTTTCCCAGAAACGGTTGTAGACCGTAGCCAGATCACCCAATACAAGCTTGACAACAGCATCAAGCATTTTTCCGCTGGTCTCGTCAACTTTTCCGTCAAGGGCTCGGGCAATTAATTTCTCTCGGCGGCTCATGGGGAATCAATCCTTGTTTAAGAAGTGCTTCAGTCAGTTTAGGAAGCGGCTGATAAACAACGACAAGTTTTCCAAGGACTCCTCGTTTTTTAACAAGCTTTCCATTTTTATCTTTTAGCTTATCAAATTCTCCGGCACGAATCAAATATTCGGCCACACAACGTAACCGACGTTTAAGAGGCAGTTCCGCTTGGGGGAATTTACCACAAATTGTGTCGGGAACCAGGTCTTTAAATGCTACTCGCAAACGATTGGCAAGTGTCATGCCAGAGTTAATGTCTTCTTCTTCAAACTTTCTAAGGTTTTCTAAATAACGTCGTATGCACCCGTCATCAAAAGATCCGAAGGGCGGCAAAAAATCCACTAGCTGAAGCGCCAAAGACTCTGGTAATAATTGAGAGTGATTCTCAATTGTAACGTCATCTATTTCAATGTCTTGAAACCTAGTCGTCACAATAGGTCCCTTCTCGTTTGGTAGATTGATACATTTTTGGGTGTCTAATGTCTGTTATTTCTACTTCTTTTGTTTTAGCAAAAGATTGTACTAACTGCGTCCAGGGAATTCGGATGATGGCTCGCTTGTTGTTATCAATCGCAATGTTAACGTAATGGATGCCTTCGACCCAACCTTTTCCTTTTGTTTGTTTTCCAGCATAAATCCAATTTCTAATGGTTTGATCAGATACGCTCAAGCGCTTGGCACACTCCTCAGTAGAAATGTACTCATCAGTAAAAGCTTCTGGATTTAACCTACTAGTTTCTTCGGTTTGGTACTTGCTATGCCACATGGCAGAAAGGATGTTTTTGACTCCTTTCAACTCATAAGCAATATCTTCAAGTCCCTTTCGGATTCCATGGGTCATAGCAACACTTTGTTCTGGTTTAATGCTAGTGTGTGGGAAAGCTTTTTGTTAGATCCATGGAAGAACAAATTTCCGCCAGTCAAGTACCACAGCAACCGCAGGGCATTTCTCCTGAGCAACTGGAGGCAATGAAGGCGTATGCCAAAGAACAAGCTATGCGAATGTCATTTCAACAACAACAACAACAACAAATCACTCCACCACAATCTCCTCAGACTCCCGTCGTGCTACCTGGAGGGTACATGTACATGCCCGAAACTTCGGAACCTAAAATTGTATATGTACGCCGCAACCTAACCGTTGCTGAAATCTTGGTGATTGCTGTGGTTTCTTGTACTGTTGTAGGCGGTATTCAAGGGGTTTGGGGATTTGCTTCCAACTATATTCCTCAAATTGAAGTACGGGTTAAGTGACCCTGGGGCACAACCAATTATAATTAACTGAATAGGTTTACGTTACTTATAAGTGGCCAACAGACGCATATCTGAGCTTCAAGAACTTGCAGGCATTGACCTAGCGGATCAAGATCTGCTCACAGTTGTGCATGTTTTTGAAGTTGACCCCACTCTTAAAAATAAAAAACTAACCGTATCAGGAACTAAACAATACCTTGATATTTATTACTTACCACGCACGGGTGGTACCATTAGTGGTGCTGTAGTAGTACAAGGAAATCTTACTGTTTCCGGCAGCACAGCTTTTGCAACAGCTACTTTTACAGGCGCGGTTACCGTTGGTTCTCTTATTGCGCAAAGCGGAATAACTGCTAGTGGCACAATTAGTGGTGCAACAATTACTGGTGGCTACATTCAAGGCACCAATGTTAACGGTGTCTTGGGTAATTTTACAACAATTACCGGTGGCGTAATCACTGTTAATTCAGGCACTTTTCTTGACAGAGTCAGCGGCGTAACAATTACAGGTGAATCAGGCGCATTTACTTCGTTAACAGGCCAAACCATCACCGGTACTACAGTAAATGCTTTAACCATTACGGGTAATTCAGCAACTTTTACAACCATTACCGGAAATACCGCTGGATTTACTACGGTTACTGGCGTTACCGTAACGGGTACTACAGCTAATTTTGTATCTGGCGTATTTACTACACAAATTTCCGGGGCAGCAATCACTGGTAATACCGCAGGATTTACTACGGTTACTGGGACCACCGTAACCGGAACAACAGCCAACTTTGCGTCAGGTGTATTTACAACTCAACTTTCTGGCGTAACAATTACTGGAACATCTGGTGGCTTTGTTTCACTTGTTTCCACTACTGGAAGTTTTACAAATCTTACGGGCGTCACAACTACTGGAACTACCGCAAACTTTGTTACGTTTAATGGTGCATCAGGTGTATTTACTACCCAAGTTTCAGGGACAACTATTACCGGTACGTCGGGCGAGTTTGTAACTTTAAATGCTACTACTGGGAATTTTACTTCTATTACAGGCGTAACAATTAGCGGCACCACCGTTGCAGCTACCACGGGTATTTTTTCAACTATTACATTTACAGGTGTTGCTGTTGCAGGTAATCTTAGTGTTAGTGGCTCAGGATTTTTTGGTTCTGGTGTAAGTGTTACGGGAACAATTAGCGGCGTAACAATTACTGGTACGTCTGGACAATTTAGCTCAATCACTGGCGGGTCCGCTGGTTTTACCAGTGTCACTGGCGTCACAGTTACGGGCACCACGTCCAATTTTGCCTCTGGCGTATTTACTACGCAGATTTCTGGTGTAACAATAACAGGCACGACGGTTGCAGCAACTACTGGTAACTACACTTCGTTAACAGGTACTACAACTACTGGCACCACTGCTAATTTTGTTACGTTT